GAGGAGCGCCGGACCGTGCGGCGTGTCGCCGACGTGGCCCTCGAACAAGGTGCCGAACGCCAACGTCTCCAGGCGCGTCGGCGTCGAGGCGGACGCGCTCCCGTTGCCGTCCGCCGGATGCGGCCCGACGACCGGCCGCCCGTTCCACCCCTGCGGCGCGATCGCGAGGTCCTCGGCGAGCACGAGTTCGGGGCCGTCGCTGTTCTCGGGCTCGATCACGCCCTCGATCAGCGCGACGACCGGGACGACGAGGTGCTCGACGCCGCGAAACATCGCGCGGCGGATCGGCGCGCTCGCCGTTCCGGCCAGATGCCGCGGCTGGGTGCGCGCGGCCGTGGCCGTCACACACGCGCGGAACGTCGTCCCCCCTCGTCTCACCGCATCGCCTCCGCTGAACGGGACCGCAAAAACAAAAGGGCCGCAAACCTGCCGGGGGCTCTCCCTCCCCGGCGTGTTCGCAAGCCCTCTTGTCTTGCGTCCCGTTGTTACGCGCGCGCGCCGCTTCGAGGTCGCGGCCGTTCCCCCCGTTCATGACACGGAGGTACGCGCACGTTCCACCCTGATCACTCAGTCACGAGGATCTCCACACACGCGCAATTCACATGAAACGGCGGTCCGTCCTCGGGCCAGTCCGCATCGAGCGGGACCGCGCCGAGTTCGATGATCGCGACGCACAACGGACACGGGTCGCCGCCGACAATCATTTTCTGGACGGTCGGTTCGAGGACGCCCTCCTCGATCGCCGCGTCCCAGAGTTCGCGTTGCCCCTCGGCGCTCGCTTCGCGCGGGTCCTGCGTCGCGTTGACGAGGATCCGATCGTTAAGGAGCGACGTGCCGACCGAGTCGAGCATGCTGTCGATGAACGCCGGGCTCGCGCCGTCGGCCGGGATCCGGATCATGCGGCCCGCGATCTCGATCGCCGCGTTGCCCTCGGCCGCGTCCATCGCGATCGCCGCGTCGACGAGTTGCCGACTCTGCGCGGACGTGAGCCCGATCGCCTGTTGCAGCACGGTCGCCGAGGCGCGCGGGGAGATCTGGCCGCCGAGCGTCGACTCGATCACCGCGCGCACGGCCGCGTCCGTATCGGTGCCAATGTCGGCCAGCCGCGTCGAGATGTAGTCGGTGATCCACTGCTGCGCCCTGGCGTCGGCCGCCGGGTTGATCGTCGGCACCGGCGGTGCGACGGGCGCGGCCGCGCGCGTGATCAACCGCTCGCCGAGAGGGGTGAGTGCAGGCTCGGGGAGCGCGCGCGCCGCCGCGCTCGCGCCGTGCGCCATGGCAGCCTCGAACAGCGCGGGCCAGCCTTTCGCGAGTTGGGTCTGGAGTTCGACGATCGCGGGCAGCGTCGCGTCGAGGAGGCGTTTCTCGTCCCGCGCCCGTGCCGCCGCTTCGATCTCGCCCTTGAGGATCGTGTCGCGGGCCCGCGCGACGGCGCGCTGCCAATGCTGTTTCCACGCGGGCACGCCCACCGCGGCGGCCGCCCGCATGTCCGCCTCGGCGCTGAGCGGGCGGAGCGTGATCCGTTGCCCGAGCTTGGTGTGCGGCATGAACGAGCGCAGCGGGAACGTCACCGCGCCGCCTCCGCCCACCGGCGGCGATCGGCGTGGTCAACGTGGCGGCCGCCGAACTGCGGCCGGAGCACCGGCCGCCCCGTGGCCCGCCGCCATGCGTGGCGCTTCGCCGAGGCCGTCGTGACCGTTTGCCCGGTCGGGAGTTCGAGCTGCGTGAGCGGCGGGAGTTCGAGGAGGAGGTCGCGGATCTCGTCGGGCAGGATGATCTCCTGTCCCATCTGCGCGTACTGCGCGGCGATCGTCGCCCACTTGACGGCGACGTCGGCGCGCTCGATCTCGTCGAGGAATTTGATCCCCGGCCACCGGATGTCGTACTGCGTCGGCGTCGGGAGAAACCCGTAGTAGATCAAGCGATCGACGAACACGCGCGCGACGAACGGGCCCGCGTAGTTATAGCGCCGGTCCGACACCTGATCGCGCCAGTTCGAGCGGTCCTGCGTGGAGGCGAGTTCGCCCGCTTCCGCGCCGGTCAGGATCCGTTTCGGGATGCCGGTCGCGCCCGCGATTTGCGTGAGGATGGCGTCGGCGGGGGCCGAGAAATCGGCGACGTCGCTGCCCAACTCGGTGATCGTCACGCCGCGCGTGCGCATGTTGCGGCGCATCGTGTGCTCGAACTCCTCGACTTGCGCGACGATCTCCGCCTTCTCGTCCGGCCCGAGGATCGTGTCCTTATCGAGGTTGAGATTGAGCCCGCGGTGCGCGCGCAGAAAGAACGCCTCTGCGCCGCCGCCCGTCACCTTGTCGAGATCGTCGAGCTTGTTCCACGAGCGCCGGAGTTTCGGCGATCCGTAGAGCCCGTTGTCGAGGATGCCGTCGGCCAGATGCAGCATGCGCGAGTAGTGCACCGGCCGCGCGTCGAGCGGGCGGCCACCGTTGCGCGCCTTCTGCATCGCGAGCGGCTCGCCGCCCAGGCCGATCACGCGGTACAGGTTCGGTTGCCCGAACCGCGGATCCTCGGTGGCGGCGACGAGGTCGCGCGCTTCGATCCCCGCCTGCTGTTCGCCGATCGGGGTGAGGTACGCGAGGTCCTCCGGTTTGCTGGCGCGGAGTAGCTCCTCCTCCAGCTTACCGGGCGCGCCGAGCAGCACGACGCTGTAGTGACCGAGCCCGCTGAGGACGTCGGCGCGGCGGAGTGTCGCCCAGCAATGGAGCCGGTCGGTGAGCGCGAACCATGCGGCCTCGAACGCCGTGATGACGTTCGGGTCCTCGTCCTCGACCAGCTCGCCGTCGCCGCGCCATGTCGCGGTGGGGAGCGCATCGACGACGCGACCCGCGATGCCGCCGCGCTCGTAGCGGTAGCGGTAATCGGTCGGCGTGAGTTCCTGCTTGTAGCCGAACGCCTCGTCGAGATTGCGGCGACCGTTGAACGTGTCGCCGCCTGCGAGGCGGCCGAGGCCGAGACGGTTGGCGAGCCAGGAGTTCGAGAGGACGGTCGCGAGCGCGCGCATGACGCCGACGGGGCCCTCGGGGTCGGGGCGCGCCTGGACGTCGTCGGCCATCAGGCCGTAGCTTACGGTGACCGCCGCGGCGGCCGTATTTTTGTCGTACGGAAATTAGGTCGCTGACTCGTCGGCCGGGAGCGTCGCGTCGAACGTCGGATGCTGCGCGCCGTCGACGATCGGGGCCGGGAGGCGGCCGCGGCTGACTTCGATCCGGAGCCAGATGTTGTTGCCCGGCCCGAGTTGATGCGCGAGCCATCCGGCGCACGGGATCCTCGCGTCGGCCGTCGAGTAGTGGCACGCCATGATCCGCTGGCACGAGTCGCCGGTGAGAAAGGCGAGCGATCCGGGCTCGGCGATCGTGCCGCGGAGCCGCTCGTGCAGGTCGACGGAGTAGCCGTGCGGGATGTCCGCGACCGGATCGCACCCGACTTTCCACGGGCACGTGCGGCACTGCGTGACCGACGTCACCGGGCCTCGCGCGTGTGCTCGGCGAGAAACAACCGGACACTCCACGCCTCGTCGTACCCGGTGGTGAAGTTGTGCACGTGCACGCGGAGGTTGATCTCGCCGCCGCGGCGGTCCAGGTGATACGGCTGGAGCCGGTGGCCGAGCGCGTTCGTGTAGACGGCGCGGAGTTGAATCGGTGTCACCGCAACACCATCGCGACCTGCGCGAACGTCGACGCAACGGTCTGGCCGATCGTCCACACGAAATACGCAGTTGCGGCCATCATGAACAATCGTCCGGTCATCATCAGACGACCTCGACGGTCAGGCCGTATCCGGCCATCAGGATCTCGATCTCGGTCAGGGTCAACAGGGTGTCAAATGCGTTCATGGTCTCTGTACGTCTCCCCGCGGGTTATTCCGCGGCGAGCGTCCTTTCTACTACAATAGCCTTATCGTGCAATCCGGCCAAACCTTTAGCCCTCGGCCTCGACGACCTCGGCCCATTCGGGGTAGGCGTCGGCGAGCGCGGCCATCCGCTCAATCATCAGCGCGTGGCCGACCATGGCCGGGGTGTACTTGAAGGTCGCCGCATACGCCGCGCGGTAGCGGGCCGCGAATTCGTCGAACGTGAGCGCCTCGGTCGTCGTCGTCATCATGTTAACCATTGTAGTAGAATAGACGGACACTGTCAAGCGCCGGTTCGGCCCGCGAGTGCACACTCTGACACGGAATCGGCAGGCAGGCGGGTTCTGACCCGATTGTTAGCGGGTCGCTCGGCCGCTACCGGGGGCGTAGGGGTCGACCGTCCACTCGTCGATCGGGGGGCAGGGACAGGCGGAGACGTGGCCGCCGTGGATGGTGCACAGGAATTCGTCGCACAGCGGGCACCGGATCCAGGCCGGGGGCGGGTCAGTCGGGCGGGGGCCGGAAGGTCTCGCACCAGCGGTCGAGGTCCCCGGCGATCTGCGCCGCGGCGTCACGCTGCGCAGCCGTGACGTCGAGCGCGGCCGCGAGCACGGCCCACGCCCGGATCGCGTGGGCCTGGGCGCTCAACATCGTGCAGAGCGTGAGGAGCGAGGCGGTCGTCGCGTCGAGCGGCTCGGGCATCGGGGATCACCGCGTCGGGATCGCGCGGGCGGTGCAGTAGGCGTGCACACTCGCGCGCACGAGCGAGGCGAGTGACCGGCCCTCGCGCGCCGCGATCTGCCGCGTCGCGGCCGCGAACCCCGGCGTCGTCCGCACGCTGAGGATCGCCGTCCGCCGCGTCGCGGCCGGTTTCGTCGGGCGTCCTGCTTTCATCGTCACCTCCTCGATCCAGCCGCGCGACGGTCGACGCGTGCGCCATCATGAGCCGGGGGCTGAGGACCGGTTCACGGTCCCACGCGCGCGGGCCGGTTTGTCCGCACGGGGCCCCACCCCGCCGACCGTCGCCGGATCGTTAGGGCGTCGGCGTCGTTCCGCCGCCCGCGGCGGGCTCCGCCGGGGTGTTCGCCGCGAGCGCGTCCGCGAGCGCCTGATCCTGCGTCTTGAGGTCGGCCGCCAGCGCCCGGATCGCTGCCGGGTCGTCCGCGATCGCGGTGAGCTTGGCGGACAAGCCGTTGAGTAACGTGATCGCCGACCCGGTGAGCGAGCGGTTGGATTCGACTTGCGCGGTGAGATCTACGAGTTCCTGGGTCACAACTACCTCCTGACGGTACATGCGTTGGCTGAGCGCGAGGACTTGATCGAGCTTCCGATCGATCGACTGCAATTGGTCGAGCGTCGGAACGCGGTGACAGGGGCACAGGCAATACACGCCGCAGAACTTGCACGTCTGGCGGCATTGCGCGTGGAGATCGTGTTGACATGCGGTCGACAGGTACGAGTGGGTTGGTAGCATCGAGGCTCCCTAAGACGGCTCCGGGTCGTGCGCCGCGTCGATGATGTCGTCGACGATCTGCGCGATCGCCCGCTCGTCCATCGTCGTCAGCGTCACGCCCAGCTTGTTGACCACGGTCCGCACGTAGTAGGTGAGGGCCTGCACGGCGCGATCGCGCGCGGCCCGTTGCGACGCGGTCAACTCGGCCATCGGTCGCCCTGGCGGCCCAGGTTCGGGCAGCCACCAAAAAAGCGCACAATCAACCGTCCCCGCTCACCTGTCATCGTTCTGAGCATTTTACGCGTGAGCGCACAATCGTGCGACCTGTTTTTCGTGAGAGGATACGGCCGCGATGCCGGTCGAGCGCACGCCGATCTCTGTCGAGCGCACGCCGATCTCGGCCGCCACCCGGCGGGCCATCAGTCGCAACCTGCGCCGCGGGCGCACGTGGCCCCGATGGGCGGTGCGACTCTACTACTTTGCCTGGGCGCTCCGGTTCCGGTGGCGCGCGTGGTGGATCTATGGTGTCAACCGTCGTCGGCCATGAACGACAGCGCCGTCGCGCCGCCTGCCGCGACTGGCTCGCCATGCACGGGGCCCTCTCGAACGGGCTCCCGGACGCCTCCGGCGGGATGTTGCCGGGCGAGGCCGACCGCCTCGCCGCCGTGGCGCAGCGCATGATCGCGCTCGGGTTCTACAGCCGGGCGACCGAACCGGCGGTCGTCGCGTGGAGTATTCGCGTCCACATGAGCGAGCTGCGCGGGCGACGCGTCGATCACGTGCGCCGGTGGACGACAACGGAGACACGAACATGAGCCCCGAGCCGCCGCTCCCGCCGGGCATCAACGTCGCCGACGTCGACGAGTTCAAGCGCCTGATCGCGCGGTGCTGGATCGCCGCCGGGATCCTGATGACGCTTCCGCTCGAACGGCTCGATCAGTTCAGCGGCGCGGCCGAGACCCACGGGCCCGCGCTCTATCCGGACATCTGGCGCGCCAACGCCGCGAAGATCATGCAGGACCGCGAGCTGATCCGCGTGCTGGTGCAGGCCCGCCGTGACGTGCTCGTCTCGAACCCGAACCTCGCCGAGATCCCCGGCGAGGTCGAGGCGATCGCCGCGCGCCTGCGGCCGCGCTTGGAGGCCATCTTTCGCGAGCTGTTCGGCCGCCGCGAGCTTGCGGCCGTGCCGCCGCTCGTCATCCTGCACGCCCTCGTCACCTACATCGCGCGGCTTGCCCCGCGCGTCCCGCAGCCGTGAGGTAATCGCATGCCCGCCGCGCCGTGTCTCCATCCGGATTTTTACGCCGAGGTCGCCGTCGGACGCATGGAGGATGCGATCGCGGGAAAGGTCGAGGGGACGGGCTACATCGCCGACATCAAAGTGCGCTGCCGGGTGTGCGGCGTCCAGTTCCGATTCGTCGGCTTGACCGCCGGGATCGATATGCTCCGGCCGACCGTGTCGATCACCGGCGAGACGCTCCACGCCCCGATCGAACCCGCCGACGTGCCCTCGCTGCACGCGCGCGCGACGTTCCGCGTTCCTGGCAAGATCACGCCGCAGTAGAATCGCGCGCGTGCGCATAGTAGGGGCGACGTTCGTCCGCAATGAAATCGAGCCGGGGTGGTACATGCTGCACGAGCACATTCCACTCGGGACGCGCTACGAGGTCGACCTCGACCGGGTGCACACGCTCACCTTGATCAATCCGCGGTTCGGCTCGCGCGACGTCGCGTGCATCTGGGCGCGCAACCGCAACGGCGTCGGCGGGGACTATCTGCCGCTCCTCGCGTTACGCCTCGACGGGGACGCGTGATGGTTGTCACTCCACGCCGGTCAAGGATCCGACGGCCGACACGCAGCGTCGGCAGCGTGGCGCGTCGCCGGGGATGTCGGCGTTCCGTTCTTCCACGTACGCGTGCTCCGGGATCAGACGGTGGCACGCGGTGAGGTCGGACGCGTGGCGCGAGACGACGTGCACGCGCGTCCACCGCTGCCGCCATTCGACCGCCGGATCGTTGAGCCGCCAGCGGATCGTGTCGCTCATTCGTCCGGGGTGAACCCGGTCCCGCCACACGCAGGGCAGGTATGCCCGCGGCCACCGCACATCGCGCACGGTGATCGGGGGTCGACGCTCCTCTCGATCTCCGGCGGCGTCGGGGTGACGACCGACGTGTTCGAGGGCTTCCCGCCGATTGCGACGCCGTAGAACAGCGCATCCTGCACGCGCCACGGCTCGATGTAGAACCGCCCGTCGCCGCCGTCGGTGCGGAGGTACTCGATGACGATGCGCTTCGCCCCGTCCGCGTCGCATTGCGGCTGCGCCGCCGCGGTCGCCTCGGCGCGCGTGGCGTAGCTCTCGGCCATTCAGCGCACCTCGATCGCTTTGGCTCCGACGAACATCGCCTTAGCCTGCACGGTCGCGTCCGCGAGCCGGTCGCGGTAGGTCGCGCCGTCGCCGTAGACCGTCGCGCGCACCGTGCCCCCGTCGCGCATCGTGGCGCAAACGGCGAACGGCGTCCCGAGGTCCGTCGGCCGCTCGGCGGCGAGCGCCGAGTACTCGGCGACGAACCGCTTGACGCGCCGCTGGAGCACCGGGCCGTTTCCCCAGGTGTTCGTTTCGAGCGTCATCGCGTCGACGACGCGGATCGCCTGGACCGCCTCGATCGTGATCGTCGAGTCGTCCTCGAACGTGATCGTTAATCTCATGGCCTGTGCACCTCGATCGCCGTCGCGCGCGGCGCGCCCGGCGACAGTTCATCCCGGACCTCGTAGTCGGTCCCGCCGCACGTCGGGCACTCCGGGCTCGCGTTCGGCGAGACCCGATACTTTTTCCCGCACTCCACACACTCGACCTTGATTCTCACGCGCGCGGCCATCGTTCGCTCCTGCTCGGGTTCCGGGTCCACTCTGAAACGGTCAGCCGTTCGACTGACCGCCGGGCATATTCGGCGGCCGTGGTGTTCGGCCGCCCCCTTACCGTCTCGTCGTCGCCCGCGGCCGCCACGTATTCGGGTCGCGCCCCCGCTCCGGTCCGCGCGTTCAACGAAAACGATTGTAGTGGAGTCGTGGCCGTGCGTCAAGCCTATTCTACTATAATAGTGCACACTCTGACGCACAATCGGCAGGCTCACCGCGGCGGGCGGGCGGCGCGCGCCTTGGCAACGCGGCGCTTGTAGGCGTTCTGGCAGCTCGGGCGGCCGCACGTCTTGCCGGGCCCCGAGCGGTGGCGATCGAACCATCGCTCGCAGACCGGGCACTGGACGTCGTCGGCAATGCCGAGGATGCGGCGCGCGCGGATGCGCCACCCCGGCACGCCCTCCAGGGCTTCGCGCAAGATCTCGGCGAGCGTCGGCCCGGCCATCGGCTTACTCGAAAAACAGCTCGGCGCGGCGCGTCCACTCCGGCGCATCGTCGACGCCGGGCGTCCGGTCGTCGTCGTCGTCGCCGAACTGCTGGCGGTCCTCGGCGATCACGCCCTCCTCGTACGGCGGCTGTTCGACGTCGAACCGGCGCATGGTGTCGACCGCCGTGTCGGTGCCGCGGAGGATCTCGGCGGCCGCCTCGGGCCCGACCGCGGCGACCAGCTCCGCCTCGTATTCGGCCTGTCGCGTCTCGTCGACCGGCATCGGCGTATCGAGCGCGACGACCGGCGCGAGGTCGGGCGTGCCTTTCGCCTTGTGCGGGAGGCCGTAGTGCGCGGCGCACACCGGACCGTACCCGACCTCGACCGATCCGGCATCGGTGAGCGCCTTGCCGCAGAACGAGCACGCGCCCATGAGCGCGCCGTAGGCTTTCGCCGCGGCCGCGGGGTCCGCCGCGATGACGTCGAGCGCGGTGAGGAGCGCCGTGTTCGAGGCGAGCGGTCCGGCGACGCGGCTATCCGCGCCGATCCGGCCGACCCAGCTCCGGTTGACCTTGACTTGCACCGCGCCGGGATAGCGCGTGCCGTGGCCCGCCATATGGAGCCGGACCTCGCCGCCGCCGGGGGCCAGGAACCGCGCCTTGGGGGCCTTGAGGCCGCGCGCCGTGGCGGCGGTCAGGAATGCCGCGATCGTCGCGACGGGGATCTCCGGGGCGGACGCGGTCGCGGGGCCGACCGCCGGAGCCGGGCATGCGTCGGCGTGCTTCGCGCCCGCCTCGCGGCTCCACAGGATCGGCGTGCCCGCCGGGAAGTAGTCACCGCAGGCCGTGCACCGGCCGCGGAATTTGGCGTCCATTCGTTTCGGGGTGGTTGCGTTCATCATGAGAACCATTGTAGTAGAGTGGTCCTCACGTGTCAAGCCGCCGGGTGCACAGTTCGACACGCAATCCGCAGGCTCAGCCAGACTTGCCAGTTAGCAAGTAATCTTTCCGCGGCCGCCCCCTCGGCCGCGCCGGGCTGTGCGCGAGCACTTGCCACGCGCGCTGCCGCGAGACCCACCGCCCAGGCGCGACCTCGAACTCAATGCGGCCGTCGTGCTTGCGCGCCGGAAACGGGAGCCGCCGGTTCCAGGCGGGCTTGCCGGTCGTGAACGTGTAGCCGCGGCGGCGCATGCGTCCTTCTACCACGTGGCCGAGTGGATGATCCGCCGTTCGAGCGCGACCGTATTGAACGCCCCCGCGCTGGCGTCCAGTTGGTCGTCGTGCGCGCCGTACGGGGCCTCATTGACCTCGGCGAGAAACATCGGGATCCAGTCGGGCATCCCCTCCGCCGGGGCAACGATCTTAATGTTGCCGACCTCGGCCTGCACCAGCATCGGGCTCCAGCGCGTCTCCTTGGCCCCGTGCGACGGGACGCCGCGGTAGTCGTACCCCGCGAGCCCGCCCTTGCGCGCCTCGATCACGGCGAGCCCCGCGCTGCCGGGCTCCTGCTCCTCGCGGATGAGACACGCCGGGCCGTCGAGCGTCGCGGTCTGTTTGATGAGTTTGTCGACCTCGCCCGCGGTCAGTCGGACGCGGATGACATCCTCGATGTAGTAGAGCGGGCCGATCTGCGCGACGCGGGTCCCGCAGGTCCAGTCGGGATCTTCGCCACGTTTGGGCTCGGTCCCGGCGCAATCCCAAAACCGGCACCGGCGCACGGGCACGCCCGCAGGGATCGCGCGGACGATCGGGAACCAGATGCCCTTGGCGATCGTGCCGCCGGGCGGGCTCGGCCGCTGCTGGAAAAGGGCGTTCCACCAGTGCTCGGTCGTCGACGCCTTGATCGCGAGGAGCGCGTCCCGGTCGTAGCGCCACGGCCAGAGCGCCGTCCCGGTCGACCGCCCGAGCGCGTCGGGGATCTCGATGGTCGGCTCGGCGATCGCCGGGAGCCGGAGTTCGTCCCATTGCTCGGCGCGGGGGTCGGCTTTCGCGCGCGCGAGGACGCGGCCCGCCAGATCGTCCTGATTCCAGCGGGTCATGATCAGCATGACGACCCCGCCCGGTTCGAGCCGGGTGCGCGCCGTCGACGCGTACCAGTCCCAATGCCGCTGCCGGAACGTCTCGCTCAGCGCCTCGTCGGCGTTCTTGACCGGGTCGTCGATGATGAGGAGGTCGGCCCCGCGCCCGGTGAATCCGCCGGAGACGCCCGTGCAGAGCATCCCGCCGCCGTCCCGCACGCGCCAGTTCCCCATGGCGCTCTTGCGGCGAATGAGGTCCATCCCGAAGACCTCGGGCCCGAACTCCGAGACGATGTCGCGGGTTTTCTCGCCCCAGGACGCGGCGAACGCCGCCTCGTAGCTCGCGAGGATGACGCGGTGCTTGGGGTGGCGGCCGAGATACCACGCCGGGAAGTACTGCGAACAGAGATCGCTTTTCCCGTGGCGGGGCGGCATCTCGACGAGGAGCCGCGTGATCCGCCGCTGTTCGAGGGCGACGAGCTTACGGGTGAGGAGGTTGAGGTGGGGAGCCGTCCGCCACGACGTCCGGCTCGCCAGATGCGCCAGCCCCGAAGGGAGGGCCCTCGCTAGATCCCGCAATCCGATCGAGGAGGGCGATTGCCAAGTCTGTAGCGGCCGGATCCCCGGTGATCCGGGTGGCGAGGCTCCACTCACGCCGCTCCTCCGTCTCCGGTTGCGGCGCGAGCGTGATGCCGAGCGCGGCGCGTTCCATCGTGGCCAGCGTCGGGAACATTCCGGCGACCCGCGCGACGACCGACACGACAGCGAGGAGCGCCATCGGGTTGGCCTTGGCCTGCGCGACGAGGTTCGTCATGAGGGTCGGGTCCTGCTGGAGCGCGTCGATGACCGTGCGCACGGGCACGGTGAGCGCGGTGAGCGCACCCTGCGCCAGCCGCGCGTGCCGGATCCGGATCTCGGTGTGCTCCTGAGCGGTCCGCTTGCGCGTCTGGCGATCGACCTCGTCGTCCCAGGCGGTCGCCCGCTCCGCCCAGCCCCACCGGCCGGACAGCCGGGACCAGTAACGTGACGCCCTTTTGCCGTCCGCTTGCTGCCCCTCGCACGCGGTGCGGTGCGCGCTGGCGGCGCGATCGATCGACCGGGTCGGCCCCAGATCCCGGTAATGCGTGAACGCGTGGAACATTTTGGGCGATTCGCCCGGTTGCCGGTCCCACGGTTGCCGATCCTCCCCGGCGGTCACGACGGGCCTCCCCCTTGTTTCGCCGCGTGGGCGCGCTGGATCGCGATTTGATGCCGCGTCACCCAGGCGTGGTGATACGCCGTGTCGGCGAACAGCTTCGAGAACCCGGTGACGTGCTTGAGTCGCACCAGCTCGCCCGGCTCCATCCCTAACTCGTTGCAAATAGCGGCGTCGTCCATGCCCTGATCGAGCATCTGGAACACGAGGCTCGCCATACCGGTGACGGAATGGCGGCCGCGGGCGCGGTTGTGCCGCACGGTCGCGGCCATACGGTCGGCGAGCGGCTTGTCGAGCGTCACGACGGGGAGCCTGCCGCGGCAGCGCGTCCGGATCTCCTCGTTGGCGGTCATGACGTAGTAGCGGTGGAACCCGTCGACGATCTCGTAGCGGTCGGCGGCCCCGTCGTAGACGGTCACGATCGGCTGCGTGTAGCCATCGTGCGCAATGCTGCGCAGCAGGAGGCCCATCTCGACCTGGGCGACGTGGTTCGGGTTGTACTCGTTGGGCGTCACCTGTTCGAGGGGGACCCACCGGACGCGGTCCACCGGCTGCTCGCGGTTGGGGGCGAGCAGGTGCACGAGTTCGCGGAGGGCCTCGACCGCCCCGGCGGGATCTGTATGCCGGGTGACAAAACTCGTCATCATGGCGGCGAGGTGCGCGGGGATCG